AGGGCATATATACCTCACTCATAATCCGATGCAAGGCTGTGCAGAGATTACATACGATACGACGATAGAGGAGCTTTTAGAAACAGAACCTAGTAATGATTAACCTCACTGAAGAAGAGCAAGCCTTATTTATTGTCCTCAAGAACAGTGGCGTTTTTGACGTACGCAATGGTGTAGCCTCTTTAAATTTTGACTGCAACGGTACACTGACTGATATAGACTGTAATTTTAAGCTGTATAAGCGAGGTAAAGAGGCAGTAATAGTATTGCGGTCAATAATATAACATTAGTGTATTGCAATTAGTTATTGTATAATTATATGTAATTGCACCAATCCAAACAATGGAAGGGCATCAAATTTTTTTGGTGTCCTTTTTTAATATTAAACTATGTCAAAACTTGATGGATATAACAGCCTAAATGAAGATTTAAACAAGTATAGCGCCACTGGAGGTGATGTTGTCGGTGACTTACTGCCTGAACTTACACTCTCAATGGATGATGAGGAGCTTATTCTTTTAAAGAAAGATTGGATAAAGGTATGGGAGCAGTTCGAGCCTGAAATATATAAGGCTCAGACAGACAATGAGAACTACTGGCTAGGTAAACAAGCGACTAATGGTGAGAAGTCTACCGTTGATAACCTTATCTTTGAATCACTAGAGACATTCCTACCGATTGCCACTCGTCCTAAAGCCGACCCTGTAGTGGAATCAGACAACACTGAAATGGGTAACGCCCTATCAGACAAGGTACGCCGGATGATTTCTTTCACAGCGGACAGACTCCAGTACAACATTCAAATGAAACAAGTAGCTCGTTACTGGGCTTTATACATGCTGGGCGTAATGAAAGTAGGCTGGTCAATGAAAGAGAATGACATCACTGTCCGTGCTATCCGACCGCAAAAGCTAATCCTTGACCCGACTGCTACGATTGAAATGGGTGAATACACAGGATACTACATCGGTGAACACCTTAGTGACATGGCATCGGACTTAATCCTACGCTTTCCAGCTAAAAAGCAATACATCTCTGAAAAGGTGAAGGCTAAACTTGGTACTAAGATTGCATATGTTATGTGGAGTACTGACGACTATGTCTTCTGGACACTAGATGATGAGGTGTTAGGCAAGAGCAAGAACCCACACTGGAACTATGACACTGAAACAGTAGAGGACTCGATGAATGAATACGGTGAAGTTACACAGGAGCCTAAGACAATGGAGGGTAACAACCACTTCAAGAACCGTAAAAAGCCCTATGTGTTCCTTTCTATCTTCAACCTAGGTAAACGACCTTTTGACGATACAAACATCGTACAACAGAACCTAGGACTTCAAGACCTTATCAATAAGCGTCTAGCACAGATTGATAAAAATGCTGATAACGCTAATGGCGGTTTGGCTCTCTCTGGTGACTCTTTCACCCAAGAGCAAGCCGCTCAAGCTGGCAAGGCTAAGCGTAACGGGGGCACTATCTGGGTACCAACTGGTCCAGCCAGCAATGCCGTAGTTGAACTATCTGGTACACCACTACCAGCCTTCGTCTATGAATCATTGATTGACTACCGTAATGAATTACGCAATATCTTTGGTACACGAGGCTCTACACCTCAAGGCACAATGGGTGAAGACACGGTAGGAGGTAAGCAAATCATTCGTGGACAGGACACAGACCGTATCGGTGGTGGTATATCAACCTACTTAGAACAGTTTAGTGACCAAGTGTTTAACTGGTTTGTACAGCTTATGTACGTTTACTATGACGAGCCACACACAGCTAATGTGCTAGGAACTGAACGAGCTAAGGAATACATCTCACTAATCAACGATGAGTTTACCAGCGACTTATTAGTGGGAGTGAAAGAAGGTTCAATGATTCCACATGATCCAGCCAGCCAACGGGGTGAAGCTATGGAGCTATGGGCACAAAATGGTATTGACCCTATCACGTTCTTTGACCGTCTAGAGTTCCCTAACCCTAGAGAGTCTGCCAAGAACTTGTATCTATGGATGAGTGACCCAGTGGCACTATTCCCAGACCTACAAGCCCAACAGCAACAGCAGCAAATGCTTGACCAAAAAATCATGCAAACGCAAGAGGAGTTGGCTATGGCACAACAACAACAACAAGGGCAAGCACAGCACCTACAAGCACAGCAAGCTGGAGCTATCCAACACCAGCAGAAACTTGAGCAGATAGACGCAAGCAAAGTTAATAAGGTAACAAAATAATATGCCAAGACGACATCCAATTATGAAAAACAATAAACCGATGGCTATCAAAGCTCTACAGGCTAAGCAACCGAGTGGCAAGCTAGCTACTAATGCAACACAGTTCTTTCCAGCTTTAACCAACTTGATTGGCAAGAAGAAAGCACCAGCGCCACTAAAGGGCAATCCAGCTAAGGCGCACGGCATGAACTTCAAGCAATACGGTGAAGTTGGATACAACCCAGTCGGTAGAAACGTGACCAAAAATTAAACATAATTAAGCCCTTTCTCGACCTAGGGCTATATCAAATAAAGTCTGCGTAAAAATATGAATACAGAAGATTTGAACGAAGTTTTAGCGGATATCAAACGAGAGGGTGAAGAAGAAGACCCTTTTGCTGATTTGGAAGATACACCAACGGAATCGCTACCCGAGAAAGTAGAGGAAGAAGTAGAGACAGTACCTTTTCATCAAGACCCTAAAGTGCAAGCCTACCTTAACCGGCAAATGGAGACTCGAAGTAATGACTTACGAGAGGAGTTTGACCGAGAGCTAGCCGAAGCACGAGCTGAACAACACGTTACTCACAATGATACAGCTATACCGGATTGGTTCGTTGAATTATATGGCGAGAATGAGACAGCTTGGGACAAGTACAGCAAACATGAGCAAGCTAGGACTGAAGAAATAGAGAACCGGATATTAGCCAGACAGCGTGATGAAGCTACTAGAGAAGTACAAGAGTCCGAGAAATGGACTAAATGGGTTGATAGTGAAATGGAAGACTTAGTAGCCGAAGGGCACAAGTTTGACCGTAACAAACTCACAAAGATAATGCTTGACTATAGCCCAACAGACGCTAACAACAATCTGGACTTTAAGAAAGGAATCAAAATCTATGAAGCGCTAGAGGGAAAGCCTGATACCGCTAAGTCTGACGCACGCAAAGTATTAGCTGACGCAACCACCAACGTAACCAAAGGCGACCCAATCAAACAAGACTACATGAACTCTGCCCAATTGCGTAGACGTTCTATGTCCAGTCTTTAATTATTAAATTTAAAAATAAATTATTATGGCAACATTTGGCACACGAGTAACTACAACTACTCAAGACAAAATCGTACCTAAAGTAGTTGATTTAGTATTGGACAGTAATGTTCTTGCTTCACGTATTTTAGGCAAAGCATCAAAGTGGAATGGCGAGACAATGAAGTTCCCAGTTAAACACGCAAAGAACGCAACTGGTACATCATTCTCTGGTTTTGATACTTTCTCAACCGCAGCAACTGACAACCGTGTAAACCTACAGTTCACACCTAAGTTCTATCAAATCACTTGCGCCCTACCGATTGATGAATTGTCTGTAAACGCAACGGAGGCAAAGGTTATTGACCTTGCTAAACTTGAAATGACTTCAACCGCACAAGACATGGCTGACGACATCGGTAACATCTTCTATGGAGACGGCACAGGTAACGGAGGTAAAGATTTCTTGGGACTTGAGGCTATCGTAGACGATGGAACAAACGCTGGTACATACGGTTCACTATCCCGAACAACTTACAGCTCACAATTAAAGTCAACTGTAACTGCATCAGGTGGTACTCTTTCAATAGCTAAGATGGCTACATTGTACAACGCAGTAACTTCTGGATCACAGAAGACTACGCTTGGACTTTGTTCAGAGACTATCTTCTCTCTATATGAACAATTGCTACAGCCTCAAGAAAGAATCGCTAAGGATGTATCAATGATTAAGGGTGGTCTAACTGGCGGTACTGGCTTCACAGGTCTTTACTACAAGGGCTTCCCTATCATTGCTGACGAAAAGGCAACTTCCGGTGTACTTTACTTCCTAAACGAAGACTTCCTAGATTGGTACGCTCTTCCAATGGCTATGCAAACACCTGTTAGTTACCGTTCACAAGACATCGAAGGTAACGACTACTCAGACGTAACTGGTCTTGGATTCTCATGGAGTGGATGGATTAAACCTACCAACTCTGCATCAATCGTAGGACACATTTACCTAGGTGGTGAACTTATCTCTGCAAACCCACGTCGTCACGGAAAACTCACCGCGATAACGAGTGTTTAAGTTGGTGGTTATTATTAGATTTAATTCAATCATCATATGTTAAATATAGAAGATTACATCCCCCCAGTTCGTGAAGCTGGATTACGCACTGCAAAACCCCTAGGTTACGGTACAGGTGCTGGCGCAACCGTCACACAAGGAACTAACCGAGCAACTGGAGTGACCATCAACGCCCTATCAGGTGCTATCACTACTCACAACGCATCCCTTGCCGCCGAAGCCTCAGAAGTATTTGTGGTTACAAACAGTAAGGTAGAAATTGGAGACGTAGTCCTAGTATCACAGCGTTCAGGAGCCATTGCCCTAAACACTGACGTTATCGTATCTGCTACAGCCGCTGGTTCATTCAGTATTACTGTTGTAAACGGAAACGTAGCAGCAGGTACAGCCGAGACCGGAGCTATTATCATCAACTTTTCAGTTTTTAAGGCTGTAAGTGCTTAATCTAATTAAATTATGCGAACATCATTAACAGGACCAATTCAAGTTGTAGGACAAGATGTTCTTGCAACCTCAACTACCGCCCTACACAACCTAGGCACATACGCTGAAACGCAAGATGGTCGTGGTTTCCGTTACGTTAAAGCTGTAGCAGCTACCGTAGCTGGCAAGCTATACCAATGCACACCACAAGATGCGACAAACTACAGTCCAGCAGGAGGACTTGCAGTAGCAGCAGCAGCAATCGGAGCTACTTCAATCACTGTTACAACCAGTTTGACTGTAACTCTTAACGCTCTAGCTGGTGGTTACGTCACTATGGCAATCACACCAGGTGAAGGTTACACATACCGAGTAAAGAGTAATACAGCAGTAGCAGGGGCAGCTAACATGGTTATCGTGTTAGAAGACCCACTTGTTGTTGCTCTTACTACTGGCTCAAAGCTCGTAGCAGTAGCTAACCCATACAGTGCTGTAGTTATTATGCCAACCTCAATCTCTGCTGCACCAGCAGGTGTATCAGTAGGTATTATCCCTACTGCATCATTCGGATGGGTACAAACTCACGGTCCAGTATCTGTACTTAACTCAGGTGGTACAGCTATCGGCCTTTCTGTTACTCCAGGTGGAGCGGCAGGAGCTGTGAAGACAGGGGCAACGACACTTAACGATATTGGTTACTGTCTAAACGCAGGTACAACCGCAGAATACCAAATGGTATTCCTAAACATCGACTAGTTTCTCCTTCATTCAATCTCTCTTAATCGGGAGGTTGGAGTGAGGGCAAAACCTCTTTAATATAAAAACGCTTGACGGTGCTAATAAATTCGTCATTAAATATATGGAGGCAATTAAATTTCACAACTTTTCTAACGAGGACTTTACATGGAAATGGGATGGTATCTCGTACACCTTTCCAGCTGGCTCGACTATGTTCCTAGAAAACTTTAAGGCTGAACACTTTGCACAACACCTAGTTGACCGAGAGTTAAACAAACTGGGCATCATCACTAATAACCAAACAGAACGAGCTAAACTAGGCGCACTTTGTTTCCCTACCGTAGAGACTATTACCCCAATCGAAGCCCTACAGCGTAACGCAAAGAAGGCCGTCAAGGTAGCTAAAGA